AAGAGATCTACCAGCGCATCCAGCGTGGTGATGAAGCCGGCAGCACCGGAAGTGAAAATTCCGGCGAATAAAAGCTTTACCTTCGCGTCTGATTAACGTTATGATTCACGCCCCGCTGAGGTGCACTGCACCAGACGCGGAGAAAACCCCGGAGCGATGCCCGAGTGGCTGAAGGGGCTCCCCTGCTAAGGGAGTATAGGGTCAAAAGCTCTATCGAGGGTTCGAATCCCTCTCGCTCCGCCAGATGTTCAAAAAAGCCCCTAGAAATAGGGGCTTTTTTGTTGTCTCAACATTTCCTACCCGCCCAGCTACCCATCCACCTACAGCGGTCGATTCTGCGCGATCTGCCGCCGAACCCAACCCTGCACCTCGGATTGTATCCACAGTGCGCGGCGACCGATGCGGATAGAGCGAGGGAAGCGGCCAGCTTTGATCTCGCCGTAGATGAAGGTCGTGCCCATGCCGGTCATCTGCCGCACGCGATCCAGTGACAGCAGTTCTTCCATTCGCTCAGCGGCGCCCATGATTGCCTCCCGCGCGCTGCAGCTTTGTCGACTGATCGACCAAGCCCAGGTTGAATTGCACGACGTGGTCGGTGACAGCAGGCGCCGGGCGCGCGCTGCGTGCTGGGCGGTTGATGCGGCGCCATTCGGCCAGTGCCTTCTCCGGCTCTTGGCTCTTGCTGGTCGCCCTGCATGCGCACTCGACCAGGTGGCCGCCGCCGGCGGCTTGGCCGCGCAGGTCGTGGATGTGGCGCGCGCGGTGTCCGGCGGCGCAGTTCGGCAGGCCTTCGGAATGGCTGATGTGCTTCTGGGTCATGGCTTCTGGCACTCCAGGATGTGGGCTTCGATCTTTTCCAGCAGGAAGGCGGCTTCCCTGGCGCGGCGCTCTCTGTCGTAGCGGCCAACCGCGTGGGGCCCTGCATCGCGCAGCCATTTCAGGGGCTCGACCAACCAACGGGGGTCGATGGGGAGGCGGGTGCGCGGGTCCACGGGTTTGACCATCGGCTTGCAGTCGGGGCCGGCCCAGTCCTCGGGATCGCCGCACCTGGTGCAAACGCCGGCCTTGAACGCGTGGTCGCGCTCGGGCTGGATGATGCGCGGTGTTTCCCACAGGGCCCGGACGACCCAGCGGCGAACTCGAGCGTGATAGACGTGCTCCGGCGTTGCGGTCATCCAGCAGCCGGGGCGCGAGTCGCCTTGGTGCCGGTACTCCCAACGGACGGGCGGCTGGGTATACAGCTCCTGCAGCAGGGTGTCGCTCCACTCGCGCACCTGGTCGGCCGAGATCGGCGCGCCGGCGGCGCCCAAGCGGCGCATGGTGGCGACGACCGCGGCGACGGGCGAGGATGCCTGGCAGGCGTCAGCGGCGGCCGCCGGGGTGGTGGGGAAGCTTGCAGCGTTCATGCGATACCTCGGACGGCCCGGATCATTGGCGAGCCTCAATTCGGTTGAAGAAGCGGCGCACGAAGTAGCCGCGGATGATGGAAATGACCGTGTAGACCGCAGTGATGCCGAAAGCCTTGCCGGCGCCAACGGTGTAGCCGAAGGCAGCCAGTACGAGCGGCGTGGCTGCCCACGAGATCCCGAACCCGATGGCGGTGCTTACGTTCGCCTCGATCAGTGATTGCAGCTTGGTCTGGCTCATGCCGCGCTCCTCTCGCACAGACCGAGATCGGAAGTGCATCCGCCGCCGGCCTGCTGCTGGAAGAACAGGTCGAACTGGCGGCCACCGCGGCTGGTTCGGCTCCATTCCACCAGGGTGTCGATTCGGGAATAGGTGCCAGGCCGGTCAACGTCGGTCGGGTCGGTCACGGCAGGGAAGAACGTGGCGCTGCGGCGCTTGTTGGCCGAGGCGACGACTTCCTCCCACTCGCGGATCCGCTGGATGTGGTCGGGGAACAGATCCGCGATGTTCCGCAGCTCGCTCTTGCGGCAGTTGATGCAGGGCATGCAGCCAACGCGGCCCATGCCCAGGGCATAGAGTGGGTTGGGCTTAATCCCATGCTTGCGGTGCTGGTCCCAAACCTGCTGGACAGTCCAGTCGAAGATGGGGCGCCAGACGTGGCAGCCAGATTCATGCCGGTTGAAGCGGGGCTGCTTGGCACGGTTAGCGGATTCCTCCGCCCGGATCCCCAGCCACTGCAGCACCTGGCCAGCCTTGAGCATGGGGCCAACCACCTGGGTAGTGATCGGGATGGTTTTCAGCTCCTCGGTGCAGAACTGAGCCATGCGGGAAGGAAATCGGCCCTTGCTGATGCAGAGATCCAAGAACGGCACACCGGTGGGCTCATGCAGCTCCGCCGCGCGCTGCACGATGCTGTCGGGAATGCCCTCCAGCGGCCACTGCTGCAGGATGTAGGAGCGATGCTGGGCCAGCTGCCGGGTGAAGTCGGCGCGCACGGTCTCCACAACCGGGCCGCCCGCCAGACGCGGGAGGTCGGCCACGTAGTCGTAGACGCGCTGGTCCTCATTGCCGGTGTCGGCGAACACGGCGCGGAACGGGCGACCCAGTTCGATGGCGCGCAGGTATACCGCGGTGCTGTCCTTGCCGCCGGAGACGTTCACCAGGTGCTGAATGTTGGTCATGCGAACAGATCCCGTTGGGCCGGCGGCGCCGGCAGTGGGGTAGGCGCAGAGGCGCGCATGCGCGCGCGCTGTGCAGCGTTGAAGGCGAACCAGAAGCCGTGGCCGTGCCGGCGTGCGCGGCATTCCGAGAGGAACACGCGCGCGGTGTGCTTGGCTTGGTCAGTCTTCACGGGCGCGCTCCCTGGGTGGAGTACTGTCGGCAGCTGGACTCAGGGAGGGGGCCGTATGGACGACCGTGAGGGTGTGTTTAAGCTGGTGGCAGTGGCGGGGCAGGACATTTGCTCGCAGGACCTGTGGAAGTCGATGGGCCTGGTGTACGCGCCCGGGGAAGCCGTCTTTCTTGAGCAAGTGCATGCCGGCTCCGCGTTTGCTACCCGCGAGGCGGCCTTGGCCGGTGGTATCGACGCTGCCCGCGCGATTGCAAAAACCCTTTCCCCTGGCGACTGCCGTGCAAATCGGGGCGCCCGCTTCCGGTGATAAAGTCGCGCGGAGACGCACCCGGATTGGAGGAGGTGCGAGGGCGATGGGATGCACAGGCAAGAAGACTGGAATCTGAAAATTCGGGGCCGCGACGTGACGGTCCGGGTGGTGCTGGATGGGATTGGCCGGTTTGGCCGCGGGACGATGATTGGTTTCCATGTGGTCTACGGCCCGAGCCGATTGGGCTTGGACATAGCTGTGGAGTCGCGGGAGGACGCGGCGTCCAAGACCGAGGCGCTGCTTTCCGAAATGATGGGTGCCGACTGGTACTGAGCCGCCAGATCTGGCCCTTTTTATCAGGCTTCGCCGTGAAGTAGATTTGCAATCGCTAACGGTTGGGGAGCCGAAATGAAGACAGAGGGCTTTCGCCGGACTCTGCAGGGCCTGATCGACGGCCGCAGTTTCCGCGTCGAGATCACCAGCCAGGTGGAAGACGAATTTGAGTTCACTGCCACGGTGGAAGGTGTCGCCGTGGACGCGCCGCCCGCCGGCGTGATCCGCAACAAGGGTGACGCCATGCAGCTGGCTATGGCGGCCATCGAGCGACACATCGAGGGGCTGGGCAGAAACGGTTGAACTGCGATCAGGCATGGTCCACGCCGCGAATCGCCAGCACGGTCGCCTCGCGCATCTTGTGTCCGCAGTCCATGCACTCGAAAAGAGATACGCCGGACCCGCCGCTCCCCCGGACTCCGTCCCCGGCTTCAGGTTCATCGTCCGCCGTCCATCCACATGCGGCCATCCCGTGCACGGTGGTCAGGTTGAAGAAGTATCCGGAAGTACCCTTGCACTTCGGGCAGCACTGCTCGCGCTCAGCCATTGCCCACCGCCTTGCTGTCGATCAGGGCGCGCAGTTGCCGTGCGCACTCGTAGTAGGGGCCGCTGTACGCGTCGCCCACTTCTTCATCGCCCATCCCATCGAACTTCGCGGCGAGGTCGCTGAACTGCCCCAGGTCCACGGCCCGCGCTGCCGCATCGGCACGCGCCGATTTCCAGAACGCCTCAGCCCAGTGACCGGCCGGCGGCGGCGTGTGGCCCTGCGCGCCGACCATCAACGTGCCGGTGATCACGTCGCACACGCGGGCGCGGATACCTGCCGGGTCGGCATCGAGCGAGTAGGGAAGGTCCACGGCCTGTGCGGTCTGTCGAATGGCAGGCGCGGTCCCATCCAGCAGGATGCAGCCTTCCTCTTCCACGTCTACGCATTCGCAGTAGAGGCCCGGGCTGCTGTGACCCGCTTCCATCCAGAAGATCCGAACCTGGCCTCGATCCTCGAACGGGACATCCAGCTCAGGGTCACCCGCCATCAGCAAAGCCTCATGCAGCTGGCAGGCGGTCAGCGAGATTCCAGCCGCGTTGTAGGCGGCCTCCTGGGCCCCCGGTTGGCTGGCGGCGAGGTGCTTTGCGAGCGCGCAGGCAAAGTCGGCAGCCAGGCGCGTGGTGATGTAGGCGCGGAAGTCGTGGCGGCGCACCTGGTCGGCGAAGAACTCGGCGACGTAGGCGCGGGCGCCTTCGCTAGTGTCCAGGTTGTGGCCGGTGGCCCTGTGGTCGTTGCTCATGCTCGCGGCTCCTTTGCGCCGTTGATCTGCTGGCCGCCGAGGGCGGCGCTGAATTCCCAGCGCTCTGCCTCGCGGGTGTAGTAGGCGGCGCGCCCCTGGCGCTCGCTTTCCGTGAACTGCTTGTCGGTCAGCGCGTGGTCGGCGGCGTCGCGGTTGGCCTTGGCCATGCGGACCGGGTCGTCCTTGAAAATGTCGAGCTGGTTGCGCATGCGGTTCCCTGTGATGGGTTGCCGGCTGTGTGGAAGTCCCGCCGGCGTGGGAGGCCGGTTGCGCCGGCCGGGCGGTTGCTCAGTGCTTGTCGTCGGCGGGCATTGCCCGGCGGCGTGCGGTGCGGCGCTGCATTTCGGCGCGGAAGGCGGGCCAACCGCGGCGTGCGTCGATCCAGCCGTGGCAGCCGAAGTAGCCGATACCGATCACGGCGATCAGGACGAAGGAGGCGGCGCCGGTGTAAATGGCGCGCGCGAGCAGCGCCAGGAGGAGGCCGACGATCACGGCGCAGTAGAAGGGCAGGGCCAGGTGGTGCATCAGAGCTCCCCCCTGCGCTTTGCAGGGTTCTCGATCTCGATCCAGTCACCGTTGGTGATTGGATGCTCGAACGAACAGGCCATCGGGTTCTTCTGGCCGCCCAGCGTGTGCACGATGGAGTGCCCGTCCGAGAACACTTCGACGTAATAGGTGTCATCGCGGAAGCCGGTCCGGTTGACGTAGCACTTAGAAGCGAGCGCGCTCATGCAGCACCGCCTTGGGCGCGCGCTGCGCTGCGCACAGCCGCAACCGCACCGGCCACGCTCTGGTCGCGCAGGACGCGCACGGCGGCCGCGTCCGAAGCCTTGGCCACTTGGTAGGGGAGGAGGCCCCAGCGCTTTCCAGCGCTGTCGACGATGGCAGCGGCGGCTGCCGCGCGCTGTGTGCGCGAGTAGGAGGCAACGGCGCTCATGCCGCGTCCTTGCCGCTCAGGGCGTCGGTGTACTGCTTGGCGGTGGTGCCGCTCATGCGCAGCGCCTGGGCCGCGCGCTGCAGCTCCAGCGCGAGCTGGTCGGCTTCGGCCGGATCGAGGTAGAGCGAGGCAAAGCCGAGCTTTACGGCGACCTTGCCGAGGGCGTCCATGGAGAGGACGGTGGGCGCGATGCTGGCGGCGCCGAGGGACAGGCTGGCCATGTGTGATCTCCTGCGCCCAGCCCCGGGATGGGGTTGCGTTGGGCGACGGGATTAAGATCACACAATGTGATTATTGATGCAACACGAATCGTGATGTTGACGGTGTCGATTTCTGAACGGCGCTTGGTCCGTTCAGAAATATAGGGGTCTGGCTAGCCGAACTGGTTACGGATCAGGCCGGCGTCTTCAAACGACACGTCGTCGCGGATGCACTCGCGGGCTCGGTCCAGATCGCGGTGCAGTTCGATCAGATCGTCATCGCCGAGATCATCGATTGATGCATGCCCCAGCGTTGCCTGGTCGATGATGAGTTGAACGCCGAACGGGCTATAGACCTTGGCCAAGGTTCGGATCATGCGCAGATGGCTCTCGCGTGCGACAGCATCGAAGTGCGCGGAGCGCTTCCCTGTTACCGGGCGGGGCGCAGGCTGTTTGTCAGGCGCGGCGCTTATCCGCTCCATCAGCTTGTGCAGCAGCTCGTCCGTTTTGCTCATGTGTTGCGGTTCCCCTGTGTAGATTGCGCTTCTCGCGCCATGCTGCGAAATCCACCAGGTTCCTCTGATCTGCGGGGCGTTCGTCGGTCAAGATCCATTCGTACACATCGGCGAACAGATCAGCATCCGTTTCGATATCGAAGGCCTTGCCGAGTGTTCCGAACGCCTTGTCCAGGAACCGGTGGGTTTCGGCAAGGATTGCAGGAGCGGGTCGCGGGGACTGAGACGCGGGCGCTTCACCGAACAGGGACGCGATGCTGACGCCCAAGGCGTTGGCCAGCAGCGGCACCTCTGACACCTTGGGCTCGCGCGCGCTGGCCGCTGATGACTCGTAGTTGGCGATGCGGCTTTGGCCGGACCAGCCGCAGGCGAGCGCCAGAGCTTCTTGGGTCATGCCGGCTTTGATCCGGGCGGCGCGGAGGTTGTCGGAGAAGGCCATACCGGGATTCTTCACGGTATGTGATGCGGCGCTAACACGAATTGTGTTGCTTGAGGGATCACGATATGTGATTCTCCTCGCATGGACGCTCTCGACAAAGCCGTAAAAGCCGCTGGTGGCGTGACTTCTCTCGCCGCTGCCCTTGGTGTTCGCCAGAGCGCCGTCAGCAACTGGAAATCCCGGTCCAGCATCCCCGCGGCCCAGGTCCTGGGAATCGAGCGGGCCACGGGAGTTTCCCGTCATGAGCTCTGCCCGGAGATCTTCGGCGCCGCCGCCGACCTTGCTCCGGTCACCAAGCAGCAGCTGCTGGAAAAGCTCGGCCTCAGCACCGACGCCCATTTGGCCATCGTGCTGTCCCTGCCGGTCGAGCAGGTCGCGCTCTGGCCGAGCGCTGGCGCCGTGCCCGCGCTGCCGCAGGTTCTGCGTCTGCTCGGCATTGGCGACCAAGCCCCGGTCGCCCCGGTCAGCCTCGACCCCGATGCCGACCGCATTGGCCCTGTCGACACCGCCTGAAAGGCCATCCCTGGCCGTCGTCCCTGAGTTGTCTCTATCCATGGCGCCCATCGTGCGCCGCCCGGGCCCAGCCCGAAACCCTGAAACACCGTCCCTCCCAAGGTGACCCGATGACCTGCCGTACCTCCTCGCTCAACTGGCTCGACAACCTCTACAACTCCGTCCGCGAGACACCGGGTGGTGTGGAAGCTGCTGCCGCGTACCTGGCCCAGCGCCGGGGCAAGTCGATGCACCCCGAGACGCTGCGCGCGAAGCTGCGCGGTCTGGAGGGTGAGTCGGTGACGCTCCAGATCGCCGAACTGCTGACCGAGTGGATGCAGGAACAGGCTGGCGGCGGTGAGCGCGCGCTGGGCTGGCTGCAGTCGCTGGTGGCGCGCTTCGGCATGGCCGCCGACGTGGTTCCGCCGGCGCCGGAAGGTGGCTGGTCCGACGAGATCGGCGCAATCCAGATGAAGCTGCTGGAGATCACCAGCCGGGTGGGGAAGCTGTCCGGCACGGCCGTGGAGGCCATCGCCGACTCGACCATCACGAACGCCGAGGCCGAGCAGATGATTGCCGAGATCCGCGCGCTGCGCACGATGGCCAATCGCCTGGAGCGCAACGTCGCGCGCGCTGCAGCGAAGGGGAGGGTGGCCCGATGAACGAGCTGGCCCGCATCACCGATCCCAACAGCAGCCACGCCGCAGCTGCGGACCTGATCGCGTCCGGCAAGCTGCTGGACCAGCAGACCCGAGCCGCCGCAGCGGTGCACCGTCACCCTGGGCAGAGCAGCCTGCATCTGGCCGCACTGACCGGCCTTGACCGCCACATGCTCGGCCGTCGCCTGCCGGAGCTGGCCCGCCAGGGGAAGATCTGGCGCGGCCCTGCAGCGCCGTGTGCCACGACGGGCAAGAGCGCCTGCACGTGGTTCCCGGTGGCACCGGGCGAAAACCTGTCGCTGGGGCTCTGACATGTCGACCATCATCATGTCGCAGTGCTGGCCACTGCAGGGTCTGAGCGTCACGCAGAAGGCGGTGCTGATCTCGCTGGCCGACCAGGCGAACGACGACGGCGTGTGCTGGCCGGCAGTGGGCACCATTGCCGCGCGCTGCTGCATGTCGCCGCGCGCTGTGCGCACGGCCATGGACCATCTGGAGACTGTTGGCCTGCTGACCCGCGACCGCAGGTACAACAGCAGCACGGTCTACAACGTGACCCCGGCCAAGTTCGACAAGGGCGCTGCGCCGTCGAAGGGCACTCGCAAGGCTGGTAAATCGGGTGCTGCACCGGGCGCAGGTGCTGCGCCCCATGCAGGGGGTGCGCCCGCTGCAGGTGGGGATGCGCCCGCTGCAGGAGGGGATGCACCGGGCGCAGGTCTGGAGGTGCGCCCCGTGCCGCCTAACCATCATATAACCGCCAATGAACCGCCAGAAGAACCGTCATCTCCGGCGGGCCTTTCGGCCGCGCCGCCGGTGGTGGATCCGGAAACGGAACTGCAGGCCGCATGCAGGGCGACATGGGCGGCATACGCCAGCGCCTACCGCATCCGCCACGGGGTGGCGCCGGTCCGCAACGCGAAGGTCAACGCCAACGTGAAGCAGCTGGTACAGCGGCTGGGCCGCGAAGAGGCACCAGCGGTGGCCGGGTGGTTCCTGACCGTCAACGAGCGCTACGTGGTGCAGAACATGCACGACCTGGGCTCGCTGCTGGCGAAGTGCGAGGCCTACCGCACGCAGTGGGCCACCGGCCGGCAGATGACCGCGACCAGCGCTCAGCAGCAGGACCAGACCCAGAGCAACGCCAACGCTGCCGACGAGGCCAAGGCAAAGCTGCGCCAGCTGAGGGGGGCGACCAATGCTCACTGACACCGAGCAGGACCTGCTGGTCGACATGCTTGCGACTACCGCCGAGGTCATGGGCGAGAAGATCAGCCCCAACGCGGCGACGTACATGGTGCTGGACTTGGTGTCCTACCCGCTGCGGGTGCTGGCCGAGGCGCTGACCGCGTGCCGCCGCGAGGTAAAGGGCCGGCTGAGCCTGGCCGTGATCATGGAGCGCATCGACGACGGCCATCCGGCCCCGAACGAAGCGTGGGCCGTGGCCATCCGCGCCACTGACGAGGCGGTGACCTTGGTGTGGACCGAGCAGACCCGGGACGCATGGACGGCGGCGCTGCCGCTGGTCGAGGAGGGCGACAAGATCGCAGCCCGGCAGGCGTTCCTGGAGGTGTACGCCCGGTTGGTGAAGAGCGCGCGCGCTGTGGGTGGCTGCGCCGTCTATCAGCCTTCGCTGGGCCACGACGCCAGCGCCCGGGCCGCAGCGCTGCAGCTGGCGGTCGACGCCGGCCGCTTGGCGCACCAGCAGGTAGCCGAGCACCTGGCACTGCCGGCGCCCACGCCCGCATTCAACCCGCTGGCGCTGCTGGCCGGCCGAGTGGAGGCCAGCCCGGAAGCGAACGAGCGCACCAGGAAGCGGCTGGCGGAAATCGCCGAGCTGTTCGGCTCCGCCCAGGACGCCGCGGCATGAGGCAGGACCACGTCGAACTGGAAGTGCGGCCGGTGTCGGAGCCGGTGGCAGAGGCCGGCTGGTATCTGGCCTATGGCTACGGGATTAAGCCGCTGGTGCTGTACGCGACCCGTGGGATGACCGTGTGGCGTGACGGCATGCGCCAGATCCCGATCACCCGGTATGCCGGCCCCGTGCCGGAGCTGCGCTGATGTGGTCGAAGGCACCGCCGCCGAGCAGGGAGGAGTCGGCCCGGATTGAGCTGGCCAAGACCGGCCCCTGCATGGCCTGTCTGGTGCGGTACTCGCAGGGCCTGATGGCGCAGCGCTACGTGGTCTACGGCTGCGAATACAACCACGCCAAGTCGGGAAACATCCGGCGGGGCCACTTCTACGGGTATGCGCTGTGCCAATGGCATCACCAGCGCTACCGCCGCGAATGGATGACCCAGCAGCAGATGGTGGACCGATGGGGGCCACCGCTGCACTGGTCCAAGAAGTTCCATGAGGCGTTCGGATCCGATGACGACCTGATCGCCCAGCAGACATACATCAACGAACTGAGGGCAGCAGCATGAATAAAACAAAGGCCCAGGCACCCCGGGTCAACCCCCAGCGTGCGCCTCGCGAACGGCGGATGGACCACAACACGGTATCCCGGCCCAAGCGCGCGAAGCCGGGGAAGAACGCCGCTTGCCCATGCGAGACGGTGGAGCAGTTCAAGGCGCGCGGCGGCAAGGTGCAGATCCTGACGGCCAGCTGGGAGCAGGCAGCATGAGGCGAGTGGTTGGAATCGACCCGGGCTGCAGCGGCGCCATCGTGCTGCTGGCCGGCGACCGCGACCTGGTGCCGGTGGAATGGATGCGTGCCCCTTTGGTGCGGCTGGGGAAGTCGAGCCGACTCGACTCTGCCGCGCTGGCCCGGTTCCTTGGGCATCACGACGTGCAGCACGCCTACATCGAGCAGGTCCACAGCATGCCGCGCCAGGGTGTGGCGTCTTCCTTCGGGTTCGGCCATGCCGCGGGGGTGGCTGAGGGCGTGGTGGCGGCGCTGATGATCCCAACCACGTTGGTGACGCCGCAGGCATGGAAGAAGCGGGCGGGCCTGATCGGCGCGGACAAGGATGCGGCCAGGTCGCGCGCTGTGCAGCTTTGGCCGGCATGGGACGCGCTGGGGAAGAAGGCCGAGGGGCAGGCACTGGCTGATGCGGCGCTGATCGCCCGGTTTGGCACTGCGCAGTAGGGGGTGGTCGCGGCCGTTGCGACGGGCGCGAGCAATGCTGGGTGAATGGACCTGACCCGCTATGACGACAAGGCGCTGGGGCTGCTGAGCAGCCTGCAGCAGGAGATAGCCGAAATGCGATGGAACCGGGCGTGGACGGCACCGGACCAGCGCGGGGAGGCCGAGCAGGCGCTGCGCCGATCACGCGCGCTGCGCCGCGAAATCAACCGACGAGATCGATTAAGGGGAAAGGGATGAAAGACGCGCGCGAGCTGCTGTCCAGCGGGACGGGCCCGAAGGCAATGAGTTTTGACGGCAGCCCTGGTGGGCCGTCTACGGAGACGATCTTGGCCGCCCTGGCATACGTCCACCACGGGCTGGGCCGTGAGCTGATGGAGGCGCTGTGGTGGCCCGAAAGTGGGGCACGCCGCCGTGAGCAGCTGCGGCAGGAGGTGATCGGGCTGGTGGCGCCTGAGTTCACCCGCCAGATGCACGCCCTTGCAGACGCAAGGACAAGCTTCGGCATTGCCAAGGCCTGCATTGGCTGGACCGGCGGCCAGACCACCGATAAGCAGCGCCGGGAGCTGCGGCGTACGGAGCAGGCCCTGGAAGACGCGCGCGCTGCAGCGTGGCCGAACAACACCATGGAGCAGCTCGGCGTACTGGCCGCGGCAGTGATGGACGAAATGGCCGGCCGCTGCGAGTGCCCGGGCTGCGATGGCAAGAAGGTCGTTGCGGATCCAGATGTTTCTGGCGTCGTGAAGTGCCCGCGCTGCGCCGGAAGCGGCTACGACCCGTTCAGTGGGCGCAGGCGTGCAGCGGCAATCGGTGCTGACTGTTCGGCGTACAGCCGGTTCTGGCGGCCGGTGTACGAGTGGATGCTGGCCAGCTTCAGCGCGGCTGAGGCGCGCGCTGTCGTCCAGTTCAACAAGGCCCTTACGCAGGCCGCATAGCGATGACTTCCTAGGTCATCGGAAAAGGGGGCATTCTTGCCACCATCCAATCGCAAGCCCCGGCCCAGCCGGGGCTTTTTCTTTGCCCGCGTCCCAGCCGGACTAACTCTCGTGCCCAGCCGGCGCTAGGGGCGGGCACCTATCAACCGGGAGGGGCATATGCCGAACCGGATAAGCAACGGGGCCACCATGAAGGACGAAATCATTGGCACTGCCGCAGGCGCTGCAGCGAAGGCCGTGCCACCGGTGACGGTGGCAGGCGCGGTGGCCGCAGGTGCGAACCTCGACCGCGTGGTGGTGGTACTGACGATCATCTATCTGGTCGCCCAGATCAGCTACTTGGGGTGGCGCTGGATCCGCGAGTGGCGGCAGAGGGCTCAGGCATGAAGGCCAAGATCATTGGCGCGAGCGCCGCAGCGGTGATCGGCTTGGCTGCCACCGCGCTGGTGCAGCCGTGGGAAGGCTATTCGTCGACCCCCTACATCGACATGGTGGGGGTGGCCACTTACTGCTACGGCGATACCAGCCGGCCGGACAAGGCGGTCTATACGCAGCAGGAGTGTGCTGAGAAGCTCAACAGCCGGCTGGGCAGCTACCTGACCAGCGTGAGCCAGTGCATCAAGGTGCCGCTCGGCGAGCGCGAGTGGGCGGCAGTGCTGAGCTGGACCTACAACGTCGGCGTGGCCGCAGCCTGCAACTCGACGCTGGTGCGCAAGATCAACGCAGGCCAGCCTGCAGCGGCCTGGTGCCCCGAACTGGAGCGCTGGGTTTACGCGGGCGGTAAGCGCGTGCAGGGGTTGGCCAACCGCCGTGCCGCTGAGCGCGCCATGTGTGAGGACCGGTCGTGAGGCTCTTGGTGGGCCTCGTCCTCTGGTCCGCTGCCATGTTCGGTGCCGGCTGGGCGTGGCGCGGTGATCGCGCCGAGGGCAGCGAGGCCCTGAGCCAGGTGGCAACCGGTAAGCAAGCCTTACAAGTTGAACAGCAGGCCCGCGCGGTCGAACACCAGCAGGCCGACGACATGGCCACCATCGGAGCGAAGCATGAAGGAGATCGCACTGCGGCCCAGGCCGTCCCTGCTGCTGTTGTTGCTGACCTGCGCGATGGTCGTCTCCAGCTGCGCGACGACCTCGCCACCTGTAGCACCAGCCTCCTGTCCCAAGCCGTCGCCAGCGCCGTCGAACGTGACCAGGCGGCCCAACTACGAGCAGAGGTTGCGGGCGCTGTTGTTCAAGTCGGACGAGACGCCGACGACCACGTCAGTGCCTGCCAAGAAGTGATCGAGGTGGATCGTGAGCGATAGCCGGCTCGACAAGCTGCTTGGCTTAGCCGAGCAGCAGCACGCGACCATCGTGGAGCAGGGCAAGCAGATCGCCGAGCTTGGAGTGCACGTCGGCCTGCTGGTCCAGGCTGTTGCACAGCTGCTGGGCGAGGAAGCTGGGCTGCCGGTGGAGGATGAGGGATCCGGATCTGAGCGGCGTGACCTGGACGGGAATACCTACTGATGCCACGTCTCCGCACTGTCCCTCCGCGCATCACCGCTGTGTCGACGCGGATCAAGAGCGTGACTCCAGGAAGCTGGCGCGGCGCGGAGACGAGCAGCGCCAAGCGCGGCTATGGATACCGCTGGCAGAAGTATCGAGCTGGCTTTCTTGAGGCGCATCCGCTGTGCGTGATGTGTGGCGCGCAGGGGCGGGTGGTGGCGGCGTCGGTCGTCGATCACATCACTCCCCATCGGGGCGACCACCGCCTCTTTTGGGATCCGAAGAACCACCAGCCGCTGTGCAAGCCTTGCCACGACGGAACAAAGCAGAGGCTGGAGCGGAGCGCGTCGCGAGCGTGAAACACGCCTGAGCAAACGGCCATTCGCGCGTGTTCCACGCGCCCAACCCCTCGCCGTACGGTAGGGGGCGTCAAAAGTATGGGGGCGATTCGGACCTAGACCGCGTCCCCCCGCACGCGTGGAAAAAAATCCCGCAGGAATGGAAATCAGCAAATGGCAGGTGTCAAAGGCAAGAGCGGCGGCGCGCGTAAGAACGCAGGCGGCGCAAGGCCTGGCGCCGGTCGAAAGCCAAAGCTTTCAACGCCCGCGCCGCCTAAGAAATCAGCAAATACGAAGGCCGCCGCGGGGCCGGCCAAGAAGGCCGCTGCGGTAGAGGTCCAGCTGGAGCCCCAGCCGAAAGGCGGTGCCTTGAAGCGCACCAAGGCTGTCGCTGTCGAGCAGGAAGAGACGGACATGCTCACCCTGCTCCAGCGGATCGCCCTTGGCCAGGTCGCGGCTACGGCTATTCAGGTTAAGGCTGCCTCTGCTGCACTGCCCTATACCCACGCGAAGAAGGGTGAGGGCGGCAAGAAGGAGGAGAGGCAAAAGAAGGCCGAGGCGGTGGCGGGCCGATTCGCCCCCTCTGCGCCACCCCGGCCGAGGATGAACTGATATGGGCGTGCCGCTCTATACGACCGCATGCCCCGACTGGGCCGAGAGGCTGGTGGCCGGGCAGTCGATCATCCCGCCACCGATCTATCCCGTTCAGGCCCAGGAGGCGCTGGCGGTGTTCAAGCAGCTGCGTATCGTCGATGCGCCCGGCAGCCCGACCTTTGGTGAGG